CCCGCACCTGCTCCCACACCTGCTCCCACACCTGATCCTCTACCTGCCTCCTCACTTGATCCCACACCTGATCCCACACCTGCTCCCGTACCTGCCCCTCTATTTGATCAAATCTTTGCTTTTTCACTTACTTGCTCCTCCACTTGATCCCCAATTTCTTTCTTATAACAGTTCTTTTTATGCTGCATTGTTAATAAATAGTAACCATCCCTTGCCTCGTTCATCAGTTTCGGCGTGAAACGACTTTATGAGTAAATTAGTTAGTTCACTAAGCTTTTCTCGTACTTGAGACTCTGAGGGAACGCCATTGAAAAAACCTCGATTCACTAAACGACTAAGGCCAATTAGTTCGTTTGTTAATTCTTGTGCTTCAGTACGGGTCAAAACATGCCTGATAGTCATTTTACCACCCCCCATTTCTTTTTAGTCTGTTTATAAAGATCCCAGCCATTTAGAGGCTTAACAATTATGCTTCTGTTGATGTTATCGACGCCCAGCCATATGTCTTTATCTAAACTGTTCAAAGCCTCAAGGCTTGTCTTGCCATTAACCGTCCATTCCTCTTCTATGTGGTTGGTTTTATTATCTTTTCTGATGATCTTAAACCACATAACTTCTCTCCTTTTAAGACAAGGTTTCTTTAAATGCCTGCAAACCGCCCTCAAAAAACTTATCTATAGCTTTCTCAAGTATCACTGTATGCCAACTCTGCATATATTCTGTAATCTCCTCATAGCTATAGTCTGCCCATTCAAGCTCTGAAAGCCATTCAATTGCAGCGCTTCTAAAGAGCTTATCTTTCTTTGATTCCTCCTCAAGCATTTCGATTATGTTTTTCATATCATTCTATATCTCCTCTATGGTTTAAATTGTAGATTACTATTGCCCTTGTTCTATAAAATAGCCTTTATATGCATTTTCTCTCTCCCAATCCTGTCTTTGATTTTCCCAATCCTTCTCTACAAATATTGTATTTCCTTGCCTAATTGTATAATGTGCCGATTTGATGTTACAAGTAACTTTAAGGCCATTAAGAAGTTCATTTAAAATATTATTAAACTCCACTCGTTGATCCCAACTTGGGGTTCTAACTCTGCGCGGTTTGCCATATAGCCTGTGACTATAATTATAAGGGAGCCTAGTAATATCAATCTCAAAACTCTTCTTGTTATAACCTGTTTTAATTGCTTGTGAATTAACTCCATGGGCTTCAACTAAAAACCCTACCTCATTCATTTTGGATGTAATCAATGAGCACAATTGGTTTAATTGATCTTTTGTAGGTTTTCTGCCCTCGATTTTAATGCAAGTAATTTTCATAACTTCTCTCCTATAACTGAATGAAGGTTAATGTTATAGCAATGGACCAAATAATGCTGATGACTAAGATGCTAAGCAATTGATCAAATCTGGTTGTCATTTTGTATCCCCCTTTTGTTTTTTCAATCGAACTTCGTTATGCAGCTTTTGTGCCAACGAGCAACTTTGTATACGGTGGAGATCGCGACTTCTTTGTCGCATGGACGCAGAGCGTCGCAAGTAATATCAAGCACTTAGCTCTAAATGCATGAATTCATTAGCAAATAAAGTTAACACTTTGGTGACCAAAAGCGTCAGGCATTTACAAATAGATTGATTGCTAAGATATGTGTGTACTAAAGAGCCTTTACCCCCGAGCTGCTTTATACGTGTGCTTGGTGAACCAACACACACACACCAATAATCTCTCTAATATCAAAGAGATAGCTAAGAACGGGGCAGAGAAAGACTAAGATACTGATATGATTAGCCCTATGCCCTTTCGTTTGGGGTCGGATTGCCCCCAGTAGTATTATGAAAAAAGAATTATTACACACACTGACTCGTAGTTATATCTTATAATTTCATATAGTTACGAGTCGGACGTCTTCGACTTACACGATTCATGAATGAAACTAGACATTTTCCGCATTTAATGGTTATATTCATTCATCAGAGATCTCATCGCTCTGTCTGTTTTAGCTCATCGCTCTGTATGTAGGTTATTAATTGGGGAGAAAAAGAAGCTGGAAGAAAGGTTTATATAAGACTCCAGTGTCTAGATTAGCTAGATCCACAGTGCCAATATATAATCTTTTAACTTTTCCTTCATGACTTCTGCAATAAACTGCATAAGGGGCCACTACTTTTCTATAACCAAAGCGCATTTTGGGGTAGCTCGGGCCCCATACAATCCACTGGCCAGGTTTGAGGCGTTCATATATTCGCATTTGATTGTCTCCTCAATCGTTCATATATTCGCATTAAAACATCGCTCCCCCGCCCTCAATAATATATACGGAAAAGTTAGTTAAATTCTTGATATTATTCAACAAAAGTATGGTTTATTAATAATATCAACAACTTACCTCATAAATTCATGTAACTTATTGAAATCATTAATAAACCGGTATAAAGTATAGCAATATCATATACTTAAGACCTTTTTCCGTATATATAAGTAGAGGATAAATATGCCTAAACGTAAATCTAAAGATTTAACTAAAACTTGCCAACAAAGTTTGGCGCGTATTAATAATATAGCTAAGCTTATAGTCTCAGACATCTCGACTGAGCAGCTAGCAAAGCGTGTGGCTGCGAGGGCGGACATTACAGAAACTGAGGCTTCCGAGCTAATAAGACTTCATAGCATTGATAAAGAAGTCCATCGTCTCCTTGTAGATCAGGTGACAGAAGGAGCTATAGCAATTAAAGCTATGGAATTACTTAATAAAAAGATGGAAGAGGGGGACCTAGAAGCGGCTAAGATCGTTATTGGTTTTAACTCTCAACTTAAACCTCATGGTACCAGGATGCTCACAGAGATGAATATTTCAGATAACCGCAAAGTTTTCATTAACTTAGATGAAAAAGCAAGAAAACTTCTTGATGAAGGAGATATTATCAATGGCGAAAGCGAGTCTAGCAATTAGGCGTAGAGCTCGTATGGCTCAAAAGAAAGTTCAGAAGACAGCAAAACTTGGTTCAGGTAAACGTTTTGCTGCTGTTGCTAGGGCTGCAAAAGCAGGCGGAGCAAGAGATCCGCAGGCTGTTGCTGCAGCAATAGGACGTAAGAAATATGGACGTAAACGATTTGCTAAGATGGCAGCAAGAGGCCGTAAAAGGAAAAGAGGCTAAAAACGCCATATTTGCCTTATAATCGATTTTAATAGAAAGGATGGGGGTTTTATCATTTTTTCTCTAAAAACGCAGCACAGGGCAAATATGGACGTCTGAGGGGTATAATTTTGCTTATCTGTAACCCCTTTTACTCAAAAAGGATATAATACATGCTTACGTACGAGTATATTTGTAAAAAATGCGGGGATAGACAAGAGGTATGTCATCCCATAAATTTTGATGGGCAAATAAAGTGCCGCAAATGCGGAAAGGAAACTGAAAGGACAATATCTGCCCCGCATTTTATCCTTAAACCGGGTAAATCTTCATGGGCTTCTAAAGGCTATAGTGATACTAGAGAATAATAAGTTAATAGAAGTAGATAAAGATAGTGCTAAGGTATTAGATCGTCTTAGTCATGACTTTAGATATTTCTCTGCTGCTTGTTTACGGATAGTTAATAAACAAGGGGAGCTTGTTCCATTGGTTTTAAATAAAGCTCAAGAGAAACTTCTTATGCTTATTAGACGCCAAGAAAAGGTTAAAAAGCCTGTACGTATTATTATCGTTAAGGCTCGTCAGTTAGGAATGTCTACATTTATTGCTGCTTATTTCTTTTGGAAAACTCTTACTAAGAAACATAGGTCTAGTCTTATTGTAGCAGATGAAATCAAGGATGCTCAGGGGCTTCTTAATAAAAGTCAAATCTTCTATGATAACCTTCCTGGGGAGTTAAAGCCTCCAAAGAAATACAGAACAAAGAAAGAAATATATTTTGATAAACTTAATTCTAGCATTGAAGTAGATACAGCTTCAAACGAAAGTTTGGGTAGGAGCCGTACTTTCCAAATGGTACACATGTCGGAATGTGCCTTCTACCCAAACCAGGCGGAAAAAGCTATGCTTTCTCTAAAGCAAACAGTTCCTCTTCATAATGAAACCTATGTTATATTAGAATCTACAGCTAATGGTTTGGATAATATGTTTTACGAGGAAGTTAGACGTGCGCAAGCTAATGAGTCGGAATATGAAATCATATTCCTTCCTTGGTACACAGATCCACAATATCGATTAGGCGAAGATCTTGAATTCGATCTTACAGATAAAGAAAAAGAAATAAAGAAAAAATTTAAACTTGATTATGCTCAGCTACGTTGGAGGCGCTATACCATCGCAAACCAATGCGGGGATAGCGAAGAAAAATTTATGCAAGAATACCCCTCCACTGTAGATGAAGCTTTTCAATATAGTGGTCATCCAGTCTTTAATCCAGTTATTCTTAAAGAAATGAGGAATACCTTAAGCCCGATTGAATTTATTGGATCTGTCAATATTTTAAAGGAAGAATTGGAGGAGAAAGACAATGGAGAACTCGAAATCTACAAGTGGCCAAAAGAAGGTCATGTTTACTCGATTGGGATTGATCCAGCCCTTGGAATCGAAGACCAAAAGTTGGATAGAGACTACACGGTTATATGCGGCGTGGATGCGTTTACAAAAGAGCAAGTTTTTCAATGGCGTGGACGAGTGGAGTGGGATCGCATTGCTCATATTGCTGTTCTTCTCGCTCGCCATTATAACGATGCTTATCTCGTTCCCGAAGGAAATAACCACGGTCTTGCCGTAATATCTAAGATCAGGGATCTTCATTATCCCTTCTTGTATAAAGAACGTGATTATGCGGAAACCGGGCTTGATAGAAAAGAACGTATCGGATTTTTAACCACTTCAAGATCAAAGCCTATGATCATTTCTCATTTTGTAGAATTGTTTAGAGAAAAATTAATTAAAGTGAATTCAATAGAATTGCTTGAAGAAATGAGCAAATTCACCCAGGACAAACGGGGCAGGATGCGGGGGACCATGAGCCATGACGATACTGTAATGGCCATGGCCCTCGCTCTCTGGGGAACACGTTATGCTCCAGTTATATTAGCTGTCGAAGATAGTAGGCCAAAGAAAATAGATTGTACAATTAAGTTTAAAGATTTAGATAAAATCTCTAGAAATAAATTTGCTGAATCAGATTGGGTAAGGGAAACATTTCCTTATAGGTTTCAATAGTAAGGACTAGAAATGGCTAATCAAAGAAATCTTATTGAACTTACAAAGGCCCGTATTGAAAGTTTTGATGCGTTCATGGAACCGCGTTATAGACTTATGCGGGAATGGTTTGATTTATATCAAGGAACATATTTTGCAGAACGTGGAAGTCTTGAGGCAGATCTTTTCTATGATGTTAAGCTTATCTATTCTATTATCAATGGATTTGTTCCTTCTCTTATACTTTCAGATCCAGATATAGTTTTAAGACCAAGAAAGGAAACTTCAGTTAATATTACGCAATTAACAGAAGTTGTTTCTAATTATTATTGGCGTGAACTCAATATTAAAGAGGAGTTAAAGAAAGTTGTAAGAGATACTTTCATATATGGTTTTGGAGTAATGAAGACTGGCTGGAACACAAAGTTTCGATCTCGAAATAAAAAGTTTGATTCTGAAAGCCCTGGGGGAGAGAAGAATTTTGATGTAAGTGAATACTTACAAACAGATAGTCCTTTCATGCATCGTGTTAGTCCTTATTTCTTTATGTGGGATCCGCAAGCCCGTACACTTGATAGCGCTAGATGGGTGGGGGAGAAGTTAATTAGACCAATAGAGGAAGTTATTAATAATAAAGCATATGATCAAAAAATAGCAAAAGATATTAATCCTTCTACATATGGTATGCAAGATGTTCTTTTTGGAGATGATGGGGCGCATGTAATTGAGCAAGATCCAGATAAGTATGCTGTTCTTTATGAAATCCATGATCGAGAACGAAATCTTTTAATTACATTAGCTGATGGTGTAGAAGAACCACTTCGTGTTATTCCGTATCCTTATAAGGATCTGGAAGGTACACATTATGGGATGCTTGTTTACCATCCATTACCGGACCGCGTAGAAGGGCTATCGCTTGTTGAATTGCTTCGTGATCAACAAATTACCCTTAATCGTGTCCGTACTTTACAAGCTAATCATGCTAAAAAATGTGCTAGAATTTATGCAGTATCTACTGAATCGGCAATGAAAAATGAAGATATTGAAAAAATTCAACGTGGGGTAGATGGAGCAGTTGTTAGAGTGAATGGACGTCCAGAAGATATTAAAGCTCTTGATCATGCTGTTCTTCCTCAAGAATTATTTGCTATGGGAGATATTTCGCGCGGTGATATGATGATGGTGGCAGGGTCGCCTCCCCATCGTTTTGGGATGCCTGCTGGTGGAAGGACATCAGCTACAGAGATTCAGAGTATGAATACTGCAGAACAATTCCGCCTGGAAGATATGCGCACAGTTACAGAAGATTTTTCGGGGCGCATGACAAAGAAAATGATTCAAATTATGGCTAATAAACTTAGCGATGAGAAAGTTATTATGATTGCTGGTGAAGATAAGTTTCAGCCATTTAAATTTAGAAAAGAAGATCTTAAAGGAGAATTTGATTTTACAGTGGAAGCTGGATCAATGGTGAGGCAAAATCGTGAAGTGGAGCGTCAGCAACTTATTCAGTTCTTAAATATGACTGCTCAATTACCACAAGTAAATCATTTGGAGATAGTGAAGAGAATTGCGAAAACATTTGGATGGAAGAATTTGTCTAATCTTATACAGCAGCAAGCTCCTGTGGAACCACAAGGAATTCTCTCCACTCAAGTACAAAATACTCCCAATCCTCCTTCTGCGACAAGTCAATTGACAAGTCCATTTACTAATGAGGGGAAATAGTTATGTGGAAAGATTGGGACGATAGCGTATTTAGCGATCATGAAGAAGATGACGACGAAGATTTTAGATTTAATTAAAAAGATTTTTATGAATATTTCTTTCTATAGATATGATAGTGATTGGCCTACTGTTCAAATCGTAAGAAGAGAAGAGGCTGCTGAGGTGCTTAGAGAGCTTCCAGAAAATAAGAAATTTTTTATGGCTTCCATTACTTCTGTGGGAAATGATGAAAATTATGTAAAAATATATATATTTGATAAAGATAAGAAAAGAAGACTTAATAGTAGGAAAGAAGATAATTGGTTTAAGTGGTAGAAAATGGCTTTAAAAAAGAAAATATTATATCATAATAGAGTGAGTGGGTCTCTTGCTTCCAAGTATTCACCTGATGGAGGAAAACAATCTCTTATCAGTGAAATATTTATTTTTAATACTACTACAGGAAATGCAACAATTCAATTGTGTGTGGATGGTGATGGAACTACTTATGATCAAACTACAGCTATTCTTTGGAATAGAGTGGTTACAGCAAATAGAGAATTACATATACAGTTTGGAGATGAGAGCGGAATTCCCCTTACTTCAATTAGCAATGTTGCTGCTTTTTGTACAGCTAGCGGGGCTCTTACTCTTTTATTGTTAGGCAAAGAAACAATTTTGTAAGGAGATTAAATAATGGCAAAGGCACTTGGGTTCACCCCTGACTACTTAACCGCCGGGACACTTGGACAGGCCAAAAAAGTTGTTGCCACCTCCGGTGGTAATGTAGAACTTATTGGTTCAACAAGTGCGCCTGTAGGAATTTTTGTTCGAGTGATGAGTAATACTGGCTCTACAATGGTTATGTTAGGAGATACTAACATGACCGCAGATTCTTCTACATCACCAGGAGCTATTATTATTGTGGGAGCACAAAGTGGATTAGCTATTAATTTATCTGGAGCTATTTATGCTAGAACTGATGCAGGAACTGCTACTATTGCGGTTGCTCCAATTTTAAGTCATGGCTTAGCCAGTGAACTTATAAGCTAGGGAGAATAAAATATGCGCAATTTTTTGAACGAGTACGGTGCGACATCAACGACCGTGAATGAGATAACAATATCTGCTGCTGTTTCAGAAATTAATTTCACAGATACTACGCCTGGGGATGATGATTGGCGTATATATGTTGATGGTGATGACTTCATTTTTGAGCGCGAAGGTATTGAAGAATTTAGATTTGATACAAGCGATAATAGATTAGAAATTAATGGAGCAATTAGTTGTACGGCTAGTGCAGATATCGCTGGTGCTTTATCTGTTGGTTCCTTAGATGTTAGCGCTGGATCGAGTCTTGGTTCTTTAACAGTTAGTGGTAATG